GAATAGTGCCGGAGAGAGACCGGCTCAAGGTGAACTGCCCACACCTTTAGTCCCAAATGAAGTGGCTCTACCACAAGTAGCTCAATTAGGGTTAGGTTTTACACCTAGGATGCGCCGGCCTACAACCTGTAGTTCAGTCGGCACGATATATGGTAGTAAACAGATCTTCAGGACTGCTACTGTTCAGGCATCAGTTTTCGGCATGAACAGAGCCTATTTAACTACGGAAGGGGTACCCAGTCCATCTATGATAGAACGGCGTTTAAAGGAGCTCAACGTAGCCACGGAGATTAAAGAGGCTAGGATAGGTAGGTACTTTAATGCAATTATGGCTAGTGGGTTTTATGATAACGCCACATCAGTCTTAGTTTCTGCTTTAATTACTTACTATAAAGCTCTATTCTATGAAAAGAATACTTACACGACCTATGACATAGTTATAGGGTACGCGGTAGCTAATGGTATTAAGCGTAATGACGCCTATGAGACTATGATTGAATTGCGCAAGTATCTAGTTGATACCACAAAGCAAATGGGATGTCCTGAAGTGTCCGAATATTTGCTTGAATTAGCAGGTAGACTTTCACAGTGGGTATCTGATAGTCAGAGAGCAATGGCAGCACTCACAGCTCAAGGACGCCAGTTTAATGAGTCAGATTACGTGTTGGTAATGCCAGTACAAATATGGGAAATGTATACTTATGATGACGGTCATTCTCAAAGTGGCTTACAGTTTGGTAGCCACTTTGGCTTTAAGAGTAACCGGTTCTTAAGGGATCCTATAATGATACAGACTAGTTCACTCGATTTACGTGTACTAGTCGCAGGTGACTATCAAATACCTCTGAATGATGCTGCTGTCGATTCAGTTGCAAATAGGAAAGGTTATCTCAATTGCTCCGGTATGACAAGAGATGAAATTAAAATATTGAATAAGATATTATCTGGAAATAAGAGGACCAGCCCTTTTCTCGTTGACCAAGATCTAGATTTAGAGATTGGGGAGCAAGAAGTGTATGCGTATCATGTAAACCCTATTGACGCACAAGCGGGCTTGACTTATTCCAGTGCTATGGTTAAAACCTTAATTAATAAGTTGGTTATGAATCATAGATACTATGAAGACTTACTATGTGCGCAAAACTATCTTGTTAACTGGCTCGCACACCCAGCAACAGAGACGGTGGAGGCACATTGGTGGACTGGGTTACACCGAACGCTCAGTCTACCAAAAGTGGGTTTAAAAAGAGCAGTGTTCCCATTCCTTATGGAGGGTGAGGCTGTTTGCCTTAGTGCTGATGCGTTAACAGCGTATCAGAAGGCTGAAGCGTATAGTGAATCCTCTTTATGTACCTCGTTGCTACGAAACACAGCCTGGTATTGGGGTGAGTATTTGTTTAAGATAAATAAGAAAAATTCCCTAGAGCTTTTAAGGTCATTAGCTTACCCAGACGACACAGCTATTGAAACATTCAATCGTGAACCGGTTATAGTTTCAGCTGTATTAGGAGAAAAAGTTACAGTGCCTATATACTCACAAACTGGCACTTATTTGACCACTGGCATCTCAGTAAATCACAAAAATCGTGTTAGGTTTGGTCGGATCAATATCGATCATATGGCTGACTACGGGTATGAAGAACGGAATAACAGCTTAATATTCAACAATATAGTAATCCCGGGATGCGCTGCCCTAGTAGTAGGCAGGTCTGGGAGCTTGCTAAGTAATACACCATATGCATCAAGTTTTCTATTGTGTGGACCCGAACGGGCGAGAAACAATTTGAGGTTTGACCTCTCTTATGAATTCTTTGATCTATGGGCGCTGGGAGTAGTTAACAGGTGGCAAGGGTTTGATGTTCATTATTTAAGCACTTCTTCAAATAGTGAGCATAGATCTTTTGCAGCTAACAACGTTAGTATAGCAACACCACCAGTATTACCCAGGGCTGAAGACAATCAGGTGACTTTCAAGTTACAGTCTATAAGGCCCAGAGCGCACGAATTTGGTGACCCAATTGATAATAGGAATGGTATAGAATGTAAGTTTATCTGGACTAGGTCTGATAGTTACCCTGTAGAAAAGGTTGATCACTGGGCTCCTAGGTGTAGTGATTATATAACTAGTCATCATGTCGTAAGAAGTTTTAAAACTGTAGTTACAGATGTGCAGCATTATCAAGTTGCTGTATTTGGTAATTACAATATTGATGAATCGTTTTTTCACTTCGACATGGTGAGGTCAGGCATACCAATCCCAAGTGTCAAACCGCAGTTAGACTTGAGAGAGGAGGTTCCTGGCGAACCACCGACAACATCGATTGGAGATCAGTCATCGACTCCTGCGGGACAGGAATGACAAAAAAGGGATCTAGCTAGGCTAGATACTGTTGGTGTTGATATCTCAACACCTGATGGCACAAGCAGGCTTGGTAAGTCCGATGCATCTTTTGAAAACCAAGTCCAGGTGACCGGTATTATCAATCTATCGTCTGGGACTTTAGGTGAAACGAGTGTAACTAATAAACAAAAATTCAAGAATAGGCGATCTTTTAAAAATATGTCTTTCCCAACATCAGTAATTATTACTGATCATTCAATCATCTCTGTACCTTTCGATTATTCAACACATAATTTGTATGATATTATACCCGGGGTATGTATAACAGGAACCTACCATTATAATTTGGAGGGTGTGTCTATACCTTTATTGTGTCAACCAGTATTCGGTCTAAACCTTACTCTACTCTATCTTGATAATAATTATGATTTTCGATGTTTAAACGAGCCTCATAACTTGAGGCTATCTAGGATTCAATTTGGTCCAAACCTTTTTTCGTATGGTTATGTAACTAGGGGTGAGATACTTAGATATGCCTTATATCTAACGCACGATGGGGATAGGAAAGCCAATTACGTATATAGACCTAATTCCCTAGTAAAGAAGTGGCTTGATGGGTCTGCTGAACCCCCGACCTCTCGAGTATCTTCGGCACATCTCAGACATGTTTCTATCTATGAAGTGAGGAAACTTGGATTGGATTTTTTTACAGCAAAGGGCAGGACCTGGATTTTGCAACTAATTAATACTTTAAGTGGCTTGGGCATGCAAGAAGCGCTCTTCGTTGGGTTACTTACTTGGACCGCTAGTTTGCCTGAGCATATTGCTGATTTAATTTCAAAGAGTTCCATCTGGACATGGAAATTTCAGAGTATAGAACAGTTTGCTAAGAAGATTAAAGATGAGTTTTCTCTTAGGCTTAAAGCTCTTCAAAATAATGTCAGTATCGACTTGACTCCTTTCTTTGAGTTTGAAGTTTTAGTTAATAGAGGTTTGGGGGCTGTGAACTGGTCGCAGGAGCGAGAAAACAGGACCAGCCCTAACTTGTGTAACGTCGATGAAGCGGAAGTATTTTCTAGAGCTGTGTTGCTATTTCAGCAAATTCGTGATAGAGGTGCTAAACCCAAAAGAACCTTATGGGAAGACTATTGGGCTATGCGGTGGGCCTGGTCGCCTACTGGGGCATATCACTCTCAATATGAAGAAGACAAAGAATATATTGCGAGTGATCGGTCTTTAAAGCACAAATTCTATTCTTTCAACCGTATGCCGGCATACCCATTCTCTAAGTTTTCAAGGCGCAAGGCAGAAATGGTGGCATGGTCTTCAACCAAGTATGAGTGGGGTAAACAGAGGGCTATCTACGGAGTAGATGCTACCAGTTTTATTATGGCAGGATACTGTATGCCCAATATAGAAGAGATGCTGTCAGAAAAATTCCCGATAGGACAATCTGCTAACGAAGAGAGCGTGGCCAAAACGGTACAGCAGGTTCTATCTAATGGAACACCTTTTTGTTTTGATTTTGAAGACTTTAATTCTCAACATAGTAATAGTAGCATGCAGGCAGTGCTCCGAGCTTATCATTCGGTGTTCAGTAATGATATGGTACCAGACCAGATAACAGCTTTAGGTTGGGTAATACGCTCACTGGATGAGTGTTATATTAATGATGTAGTTAATAACTCACAATATAAGGCTAGCGGGACATTGCTATCTGGATGGCGGTTCACTACTGTAATGAATACTGTACTTAATCAAATTTATACTGATTTATGTCTAGACGGGTTGAATGTAGTGAGTACACATAATGGTGATGACGTATTAATGTCTGTAAAGAATATGAAACAGATTGTAACTCTCGAACACCGTGCAAAAATATACAATATTAGGTTCCAGAAGACTAAGTGTTTTCTCGGCGCTATAGCTGAGTTTTTACGTGTTGATCACAGAGCAAAGACGTCTAGCCAGTACTTAGCTAGATCTGTAGCCACTTTCGTTCATGGTCCGACTGAGTCGGCATTACCAAACAACTTGAGGGCTTACCTTAAATCGCAATTGGATCGCGCATCTGAAATATTAGAACGGGGTGGTGACAAACATGTTATAGAAAGTATTCTATACACACAACTACAACACACGGCTGATGTTTGGGATACTGATTATAATACATTGTATACAATAGCAGTTACGCATACGTCACTAGGCGGGCTTAGTGACGAAATAAGTCATAAGAGCTTGAGTCACGAAATTTTAGTGGAAGAAAAGCAGACTTCTGTCTCTGAGAGAATAGAGGAAGATAAGAACAAGTCCTTTCCGGGAGTTAGGGCATATGCAGAAAAACTGTGCAGGTCACTAATAGACAGGTCATTTTTGCCTAAACTAGTGAAGAGTCTACGGGCAGCCGTATTCTCTACTACAACGAACCAGCGGTGTGGGGCGTACTACGTAAGTAGAATACCCACCCACAGGGACTTTGTTAGAGCTAGAATGGCGGGGATGTACAG